GACATCGAATCCGAATCTTGCCCACGTATAATATCCGTTGTATTCGGGACCACGTGCCGCATACGTCTTGATCGTCTTATATCCCGCTTTTCGATAGGCTTGGACCTGGGACGCAAAGACGCCAATTCCCGACCCACGTGCCGATTTGTCGATTTTCATCAGGTCATGCGACACGATGCCCTCACGCGGGAAAAATGTCCGATTTGCTTTGATTCCATCGGGTTGATACACGGTGACCTCGATGGAATTGATGTCGGTGGTTCGACCATCGGTCAATGACCATGTGTCAATTTGCACATTTTTATTGTTCTTCGGGACGATATTTGATGCAAAATCCTCAAGGTCAACCCCGAGTAATTTTTCGGTTTCGGCATCCAAGCTTGATCGGTTGATGATCGTCACGTGGTCTTTCTTTTTCCGTGGCAACCCGTCGACCACGTACTTTGGCTTCGGTGGTTCGGGTGGTGCCGTCGGCTTGACGGGTGCCGGGGTCATGTCAATGCGTTCGTATCGGAACCCGACCGATTGTGCGACCGATTCCATGACTTCGTGCGTGTGTTCCATCGACAACAAATTGATGTTGGACCCATCCGGCAATGCCATTGCCGCATATTTTGGATACAAATCCTGAAATTTTTTATTCCACAATGAAGACGCAAACCACATCTTGCCGTCCGGGTCCAAAACGTTTGTATCGTCATTGATCAACCGATACGTGTACTTCTCGCCCACGGCACGGATTTCACGCAAATTCTGCCGAATCATGAATGCAACATCGGATTCCGAAAACGATGACCCGCGTGGGTGGTTGTGGGTCAATGTCCCACCCTTGAATTGCTTCGCTTCGTCGACGGTGTATGCAACTTGGGATGATTCACCGTCCCGCATAAAAATCAATTTGCCGTCCGGGTCATACACCGCCGCAGATTCGTAGGCTTTCGCACCAAGACGATCAACCGATTGCTTCCGTGCAATGGCTTCAAATTCATCCATCGATTCGGTCCCGGTCAAATTGGATTTCTTCCGAAGGTCAATGATTGCCGTCGGCTTCGGGGTCGGTGGTGTCACCGGGACGGGTGCCGCCACGGGTGCGGGTGGTGGAACCGTTGGTGCGGTCCGGGTCGGTGGTCGACGACGACGCGGAGTTTGCGTTGGTGGTGCAACGGGTGCGGGTGCCGGGTCGGGAATGGAAATCGGGTCGTTGCGTGGATTCCAGATCGCGTTGGGTCGACTTGGCACGTCACCGGATTTGATACGCCGAAGGTCACGAATCGGGGTCACGTTGACCGATTCACCCCAGATTGGATGGTTCCGGGTGGTCACGCAATCCTCGAGAGTCACGTCCCCGTTTTTCCACATTTGCCAACGGGTCGGTGAACCCATGATACGCTTTTGGACATCCTCGGATTGGTCACGCAACCATTCGTCACCGAACGGCAAATCGGGTTTCTCGTCGTCGACCATCGGCATTGCCGTACAACGGCAAGCAGGATGCGACATCATGTCCTTTGACAACGGGTGTTGGGTCATGTGCTTGGCGAGGCAAGCCGGACACGTGAACGCATTCAACGACGCAACCCAGATCCACCCTTCCACGACATCGTCGTTGCGTCGGTAGTTTTCGGTTTGTGCCGCACGATATGTTCGCATCGATTCGGTCCGTGCAATCAATTCGGCACGACGATACGTGACCCCGTCGACATCATTTTTGACCTTCGCATACATCGACCGTGCAACGTCACGCGGGTTCCGACCGAGCGCAATGCCGTTGGTCAATTCGGTTCGCATGGCATCGATCATGGAGTTTTGCAATTCCTTCTTTGCCGTCAACGCGATTCCGTTCAACAACGCACCTGCGGGTGCGGTGACCCGCAATTGCGCGACCATCATATCAAGTGCCTCCCGTGGCAACAAATTGAACGCCACGTCGGGACCGACCACATCAAGACGTTTCCCGGCATGGTCACCACCAAGATGTGCGGAGGCAATGCCCAATCGATCAATCGTCGATGATGCGGCTTTGCCGAACAATTCCATTTCGGAACCCATCTGGACGAGCAACGATGACCACCGTTCCTGCCGCCACAACCAATTCGGGTGAACGGCTTCGCCACGCTCGAGCGCACGTTGAATCTGGTTCATGACCCGTTCCAATTCCCGAAATGCCTTGCGGGATGCCGAATCATACGCCGATGCAATGTCGTTCAATGCCGATTCATCAAGTGCCAACAATTCCTTGCGTTGGGCTTCAATGAAATCCCACGGTGTTTTCGGGTTCCGGGTGTTGATTGCCGGGGTCCGACGCATGGCTTAGATTCCCTGCATCGGGTCGGAAATCCGGGACCGCATCCGTTGAGATTCCATTTCCGCATCCATCGCGTCTTGCTGTTCCAACAACCACGCATCGATGTCGCGCTCGGGTGCGCCGATGATCGCGTCAAGACCGGGAACCTGCGAGGCATGGAAGAATTTCTCGCGCCACAACGACGCAACCGCTGACATGATCGTTGCACGGTCCTCTTTGTCGGCACCCTTCATCGTGGCAACCGGGGACAACCGTTGTGCAATTTCGACACCGAAGTTCAATTCGACCAATTGATGCACGATGTCGAAATTGATCATGTGTTCAATCTTGCCGATGATCCAATCCGATTTGCGGGAAAGGGAATCTTGACCGGATTGTGAATCGGCTTTTGATCCATGCTTTGCTTCCAACGATGCACGGGAATTCCCGACCACCGCCAGAAAGATTTCGCGGTTCAATGCGTCAAGCGATTCGATGAATGCCTCGCCATTCCCCGTGGATTGCACCAATTGAATCGATGACCCACCACGCAACGCAAGTGCCGAACCCGCTTGGAACGTCACCAAGGCATTCAACATGGCTTGCTCGCGGGTGATTTTCTTTGATGACCCGTCGGGATTCAACAACGGTCGACCGTTCGCATCCTTCAATTCCACGGAATCATCAGCATCACCCTCGGGTGTGAATCCGATCAACGACGGGGTCGAAAATTGTTGAATGAATTTCAACCATCGCGGGAACAATTGCATCTTGAACCACCACGGGTTGTACACCGACCGCAATTGACCGCGACCACGCGGGTCACCACCGACGACCCCGAATTGGAGGAATGCAAATTTGGACCGTTCGACGACCTGCTTTGGGTCCACAAAGCCAAGCGGTGACGATTGACCCGGACGACGCACCATCAATCCGTACACGTTGCCCCAATCGTCAACAACAAAATTGTAATTTTTACGCACCAACGGCTTCAATTCGGTCAAGTGCAGTTTCAATCCATGTGCCGGGGTGATGACATATTCGTAGATTTTCTCGGCAACCGACGCACCGAACACGTATGCGTTCATCATCTCTTCGATGACCGCGACCATTGGACGCTTCATGTTTTTGAAGTTGGATTGAACAAATTCCATAATCGATTTTGATAAATCGAAATCTGGGTCATCTTCGTCGGTCACGGCTGGGTCCAACCGGATTTCGTTCATCAACACCGATTCAACCAACGTCTGGAATGCCGTTGCCACCGCCGCATCCTTCATCATCCGGGAATACACCTCGTCCCCTTGTTCGCGCTCCAGATCATCCGCATATTTCGGAAGCGACATGATGACTTGCGACAATCCGATTTCCAACCCGGATGCGACATATTCCTTCCCATAATCGGGTGCCGGAATTCGAGACGCAATGTCATCGCGTCGTTGTTCCAATGCACCATCAACGGAATCGATGTCAGACTCTTGTGCCATGACGCCGATGATACCGGGAAAGGTAGTATGCCGGACATGAAACCAACTCGCCGGAAAATCAAATCGGTCCGAACGGGTCGGCATCGTCGGTTGGTTTTCAAGCTACTCGGTCACAAATACGTCATCGATGTCCATGAACGGGTGGAAATGGTGGACATCGCAACGGGTCGACGATTGCTCCCCGAAAAATGGCACCTCGGCAACGGCACCGTCAAGACACCGATTGGCTTCACCCCGCGATATTTTGAAGTGCGGGATGACACCAACGAACGGTTGACCAATTATTCCGGCTTGATCGATTCCGTGATCATCGGATGACCGGGGTGTTCCGGGAATCCGATCATCCTTACCTGCTTGCACCGTTCGACAATTGCACCGGGTGCCTGGGTATCCCATGATTCATTGAACAACTTCACGACCCCGTCAACATCGGTGATGAACAATCCACGTTCGATGCCACGGTGAACATCGACCAACGCACCGGAGGCATCACCGGAAACGCCACGGATGCTCGTGTTGGTGTTGGAATCGGTCAACGTGATCAAATACCGGACATCGGACCCGGAATAATTTTCGATGCACGTGTTCCAACTACTTTGGACCTCCAGACCGTATTTCCACCCCGTTGGCTTCGTGTTGCCAACACCGACGCGGGATGCGCTTCCCTTGATGGTTGAATTCAGGCATTCCACGACCATCATGCCGTGGGAATGATCGAACCCTTGACCGTCAACGTCAATGTTGCACGAGAAGTTGACGCAATTTTTGACGTACACCATGCCGTTGACCTGGGCTTCGACGTGCAATCCCATCGACACATTGATCAACGGCACCGACAACGTCGGCTTGTGGTCATCATCAAGACGCAACACCCGTCGACCGTACAGCAACGCGGATTGATCATCCGATTTCCATATCAAATCGGCTTGGGTCAAATCGACAAATCCCTTCCGGCATCCGGGACGACCAAACCCGCCGATGTTCAACTTGCCGTGAATCGGCTTGGTGAATTCGATTGGTCCGGTGACCCCTGCCGGGATGACCACGTCACCGTCGACTTCGTCATGAAATTTCAAC